ATTTCTAGCAATTAACTTAAAAGAGAAGTTATGATTTCTAAAACTAACTCCCTCAAATATTTGCTCCATAAAAGGATTGAATGCTAATCCTTGACCAAGTGCTGACAATGAACTGGCACTTACTCCAGATGATAAACCAACAATATTGTTTGCTGCTCCTATACCTTGTGCTATTGTATTAAAAAGTGCTTCTGGTGTAGCAGAAGATGCAGCTGCGCTAAGTGCTTGTGTTATTTCTGCACTGCTCTTGCTTTGGATTACTGACGCTGCTTCAATACCTAATGCTCCCATGTTAACTTGATTATATTGCACACCATAATCTGTGCTTATATTTTGTGGGATATACAGATAGCAAGATCCCACTACATCTCTAGTCGCAGTAGATGGTCTACTGGTTGGGATTGAAGACAGTCCCCCACCAGATCCATAGTTTTTTACTTTAACTTCTGAGAATTTAATATAATCAATCGAATCTGTTGGGTACTCACCACCGCTAGAAAAGTACGCTCCATTACCATCACTTGTTGATGGTGGATTTGGAACTTTTCTTGGGTATATGAGATCTTTTGCCATTTGGTTAAACCTTTAATTCTTTTTCTGTTAGAATAATGAATTCCCACATATGGTCTGAGCAAAATTCTTTTGCTGCTTTCCACTTTGCTTGATTCACAGCATAGGTCATAACTTCATTAATATACTTTTTTGTCCTCTTTTGTTGAACTTGAGGTCCAACAACTTGATATAGTGGCTTCACTTCAACTAGATACTTTTTTATTTTTCCTTCTTTATTTAATGTTTTAATATAGAAGTCTGGAAAGTATCTATGCTTTTTGCCATCTACTGGGGATGTGTATGGTATAAAAATCTCCTCACTTCCCCACTCTAATATATTTTCATTACTATCACAGTATATCATAAACTTGAGTTCCCATGAAGATCTATAGATTATATTATTTGGATCTCCTTTGTATTTTTTGGGATTCTTGGGATTGTATCTTCCCCTATAAGCCATAAATATATTTAGAGTACTAATCCTCTAATATTTATAGAGAGAATCAATGACATCTTTCACTCCATTAGCTGGTCCTAATAGTTTCCAAGGATTTAGATCCATGGTAAGTCGTCAGGCACCTGCAGCATCTAACTTATATTGGGTTAGATTTAGGGAACCTCCTAATGTTTTTTCTGGATGGGATGAAGGCAAAGCAGCATTCAATAATGGAATTACTACTGGACCAGGTGTTGATAATGCAAGACTGTTAACTTATTACGCTACAGATGTAACTATTCCAAGCAGACAATTGACAACTGGTGATGCTAAAACAGTTGGTTCAATGTACAGATATGTTACTGGAACAACTTATAGCGAAATAAGTATTCAATTTATTCTCCCAAGGACACTTTATACTAGAATGTTTTTTGAGAGATGGATGAATTGGGCATCTAATGATTCTACGCAAAAAGTATCTTGGTATGATGATTACACTTGCTCTTACTTGGATATATTCAAGTATGAAAGGGGTGGAATGACACCAGCTCCAACGGATTGGACTTCATACTCTTCTGTTGTATCTCCAGGAGTTGGTGGAGAAAAACCAACATTGGAAAATTACAAAGCAAATAGTGTTAAGTTTAACAGATGTTCTGGTGTGTGGTCTCTTAAGAAAGCATTTCCATTTAACATAAGTAATATAAACTTAAATTCTGGACCTACAAATTTACTGAGTATGGAAGTATCTTTTTACTATGAAAGATATAGATTCTATACACCAGTAAATCCAAATGTTGGAGATATTAATATTCCAGTAACTCTTGGGTCAACAGGATCCAGAAGTGCTAGTACTGGAATTAGTACTGCTACTGCTCGTGGTCCAGTTGGATTGAGTGGTGCAACATCAACTGTCTTGGCATCATTAACTGGAGCAGTTGCGTACATCTAATAAATAATCATACTGAAACTTTATTTCATTTGGAGATATTATGCCTTTACCTAAATTAGTAGTTCCTGAATATGAATTGGAATTGCCATCAACGAAAGAAACAATTAAGTACAGACCATTTCTAGTTAAGGAAGAGAAACTTCTTCTTACTGCTATGGAAATGGGTGGTGAAAAAGAAATGATCAATGCAATTAAAACTATTATCAAAAATTGCACAAACTTAAAAGGACGCATTGATGATCTAGCAACATTTGATATTGAATATGTGTTCTTAAAGATCAGATCTAAATCTGTTGGTGAAGTCTCCAAAATTATGGTTACATGTCCTGACGATGGTGAAACTCAAGTTCAAGTTGATGTCCCTCTAGATCAAATCGAAGTTAAGTGGCCTGAGAAGCATAGTAATACTATCGAACTTAACGATACTGTTGGTTTGATCATGAAGTATCCTTCTATTGATACCTTTGTTAAGTTGAATTTCACTGGTGAAAGTATTACTGTTGATAACATCTTTGAGTTGGCAGCAACATGTATTGATCAAGTATATGAAGGTGAAGAAATTTATGAGACCAAAAACTTCACTAAGAAAGAAATCAATGAGTTCCTTGAAGGAATGAAGAGTGATCAATTCCTTAAACTACAAGAGTTTTTTGCTGAGATGCCTAAACTTGAGTATGATATTGAAGTTGAAAATCCAAATACTGGAGTGAAGAGCACTATTAAGTTAGAAGGTCTTGGAGCTTTTTTCGAGTAGCCCTTCTTCATAGTAGTTTAGCAAATCATCTTGAGACTAATTTTGCTTTAATGCACCATCATAAGTGGTCCTTGTCTGATCTCGATAACTTAGTTCCTTGGGAAAAGGCAGTGTATGTTGATATGTTAGTTGGTCATCTGAAGAAGGAAGAAGAAAGATACAAGAAACAACAACAACAAACGCAAGGTCGAACTAGTCTCTAATGTTATACAGCAATAAGATCAAGCCATACTCATTTATTAATCCAAATCTGATCTCTGCTCCAAGATCAGGTATGGCTTCTGCTGTAAAATCTGGAGGAAGTAGAATTGGTTCTACATTTGCAGCATCCTCCAAGAAAACTCTACTTGGATTGAATAGACTTGGATCATCTCTAGCTTCTCTAGGAGAAACACAAAGACAGATAAGAGATGTCATCTCTATTCAATTAGTTGCATCTAAAGATGTAAAAGCACTTAAGTTAAGAAGAAAGCAATATCTAAGAGATCAACAATCAGAAAGGCAAACTGAACTTGCTGGACAAAAGAAGGGAGAAGTAGTAGATAAGGAAGAAGTTAAAAAAGAAGGTGAGAAGAAGTTATCTTGGTTAGAGAAACTTCTAGGTCCATTTAAGGGCATCGTTGAGTTTGCACTACGAACTATAATTACTCAAGGCATTCTTAGATGGATGTCCGATCCTAAGAATGGAGAAAGACTTGAGAAGGTTGTATCTGGTCTTTCTAAATTCTTTGGATTTATATTTGGGATCGTTAGTTGGTCTATTGGATCATTCATGTCTGGCATTAGTAATGTCTTTGGTGATGGATCCAAGGGAGGATTGTCTAGATTTGCAGAAATCTTAGGTGGACTGGGGCAGATAATTGTAGGAATTGCTGGTCTAAAAGCAGCATCATATTTGCTCAATCCATTTAGTTTGATTGGTGATATTCTAGGTCTCCTTGATGTTATGTCATCCAAGGATACCTCTGGCGGAGGAGATTTACCAACAGACAAACCAGGTAAACCTGGACGAGCAGAGAGGGGTGCATTAACTAAGTTTGGTAGAAATGCTTTTGTTAAAACTCTAGGTAAGGGTGGAGCAAAATCTGCACTAACATTCTTCAAGAAAACAGTATCACCAATACTTAAAAGGATTCCGATCATTGGTGGTCTAATTGACTTCGCAATAAATGTATTTGTATTCAAGGAGTCTCCTGGAAAGGCAGCATTCAAGGCAATAGGTGCTGGTCTTTTGGGATGGATAGGTGGAGCACTTGGTAGTGTTATACCTGGTCCTGGAACATTCGTTGGTGCTCTACTTGGAGGTATGGCAGGTGATTCTCTAGGTGGTCTTCTATATGATGCTATATTCGGTAAGAGTAAGAAGGATGATGAACCTGCTCTTGCCGAGGGTGGACTAGTCACAAAACCAACGAGAGCAATTATTGGTGAAAAGGGTCCAGAGATTATTATTCCTTTAGCAATGATGGGTTCTGTTGGTGGAACTGGTCCAGTAATTTCAATATTAAGTTCTGCATTAACTGGTGCATTGTCTGCAATGGGATCCTCTGGAGAACTTGCTAAGCAGGTTATCTCTGATGATCTTGCAGAAATGCAGAAGCAAGCAGGAGGTGCTAGACCTGCACAACCTGGAGAAACTTTAGGTAAGAGTGTAGTTAAAGCAGGTGTATCCTTAGAGCAGATGCAATTGGGTGCTGGTTCTGGTGAAGTTAATGAATACATAGGAGACAAATCTTCTTATGGGAAGAAGTCATCTAGAAATACCCTAAGAGGAGCACTTGCAAATATCTTAGGAGTATTTGAGTCAATCACTAAGAAGTCTTTTAGTACTGGTGGAGGCACTAGTGGATTTGGAGGTGGTGGAGGAACCACATCAGGAAATGGATCTATGGAAGGTCCAAGTTCTTTTGAGGCAACTGAGTGGAAAAAAGATCCAGAATTTGCTGCAGCAGTAAATGATGTTGCAAAATACTTTAATATTCGTGCCAATGATTTATTGGGATTAATGGCATCTGAATCTGGTTTAAGACCAAATGCAGATAATGGTAGTCATGTTGGGTTAATACAATTTAGTGCATCTTCAGCAAGAGGTGCAGGAACTACTCAAGCAGCATTGAAGGGAATGACAAGGGCACAACAAATGCCTTTCGTTAAAAAGTATTTGCAGAATGCTGGACTACCTAAAGGTGCTACAGCAGGTCATTTATATACTGCAGTATTCTTACCAGCATTTGTAAAAAAACCAGCAGATTTTATTATTGCATCTAAGGATGGAGCATTGCCATCAGGATATCCAGAATCTAGTAGGTGGTATAGTAGCAATCGTGGTCTTGATATGGACAATGATGGAAAATTGACAATTTCTGAGTTAGGTAGGAGAATCGATAAGAAGAAAAGAGAGTTTGGAATACCAATGGCGAAAGGTGGTAAAATTCCTATGGATTCTCCAGAATATAGTGAGAAATGGAGTGGAGATGGTAGAGATGAAATGCTCAAGAAGTTCTCTGCTGGTGGAAAGGCAATCATAGAGGGAGCAAAGAAGATAATTGGTAAGGGAAGAGGATCTTC